TACCCTCCCCTTTCTATTTAGCTCGGTTAATCTGCGTCTGTATCTTGTCCAAATAAATGTAGAATTGCATTCTTTATGTCATTAATCCAGTTATCCTCTGCCATATACCCCTCCTTTATTTAGCTCTGAAAATGAGTCGCCATTTGCTCTTAATATTTTCATTTATCTTTTCCTTCAAAGTAAAATGTGTCTGTAAAATCTCCGTCACTAAACTTGGCAACATATATAAACTCAAACACGCTCCAGTTTCTTAATGCTTGCCAAAATCTCTGGTCTGGATAAGCATTACAATATGCAATAAAACTATTTAGTATCTTTCTATTTTTGTTCATTGTTTTCTCTTTTCAGTTTTAGATATTCTTTTTTCTCTATTACTCATGGTTTACTTTCTTTTGTTTTTACATAGTGTGACTATGTGTTTTGATGTTTTTTTAAACTAATTTTATTTATACAATTACTGATTTCTTTGAATAAAAGTTTTTCATATCATCTGTGTATATATTAAAACCTTGTGCTATTGCTCTTTTCATAATCTCTTGAGCAACTGCCATCTTTATCTGTGCTTGAGGATATTTTAACTTAAATGCTTTCATATCAATAGACCTTAATATTTTTTTTCTGTCATTAAAACTTAGCCTGTATGCAATCTCATAAGAAACTGCGTGGTTGTTTTTTTGTAGTTTAATAGGAGTAACCTTAGCATAATATCTAGATAAATTTCTAACATTAACATCAAATGTCTCAGCATAGCACTTTGGGTGACACTCCACAACCTCACCATCTTTCATATACTGGATTACGTCTGTGATTGTTTCTCCACACAAACCACATCTTAAAGTTGAGCCTCCTTTTCTAAATTTTAAAGTCTTATTATTAAAGTTTCTACAAGAATACTTTCCAATTATATTTTTCATGTTGTTACCTGCTCTCTGTGGTTACATTCTCTACAAATATAATATCCAAAAACCTTAGTCGCTGAATCCCAATTCTTTTTTATCATTAAATCAGTGTTAGGAAATAAACTTCTACATTCAAAACATTGACTTATTAATTTCCCTTTTAAAATACCTCGTGTAAAATCTGAATAACAATCTGAACACATCTTCCGTTTTACTGCGCCAAATGTTAAAGTAGTGCTATATGTTCTAAAATGACACACATCACAGTAATGGTCTGTTGTTGCAGGCTGAACAGCGTATGGTCCCATATGGCCATAATAGTTTGTGCAATCAATATGTCCTCTGTAATAATCTTCAACAGTGGAGCTTTCGGTTCTATATCCACAAGTATTTACATAGCTTGGTCTATAAACTTTTTCTTTAAAAGAAGAATTAGAATAGTATATACCGTTGTGTAATATAAACTCTCCTATTGTAAAGAAAGCATTACTCTTTAATATGGCTAACTTACTTGGTGATATATAATCTTCTATAAGTTTTCTTACTGTTTTACTGTGAATATTATCCTTGATATAATCATCTGATAAAATATTCTTAATAAACAACTGAGTATCAGAAAACTTTGCATGAGAACCAAATTCAGTTATAGTCCCATTATGAGCAACTGCTATATCAGTGGTTAAATCAAGACTTCTCATAAGCATCTTATCATCTGTTACAGGAAAAGGATGGCAGTTATGCTTAGACTGTTCTCCTGCTGTTGCATATCTAAAGTGAATAATTGCACAACAATCTTTAGACACATTATGTTTATCAAGATAATCCATCAAATCTTTTGGAGTATCAAAGCCTTTTTTAATATTAACACACCCTTTACCTCTATGTCTAAATGCTATACCAATCCCGTGAGGATGGCTAGAAAAGCATTTGTTTAATATATCTAATGTTGGTAATGCCACACCTGGTGGCTTAGCTATTATTATACACATTAACTTGTCCTTTCTGTTGTCCATCCATTAATATTGTAATATTGATTGGAGCTGTTGATAACATCACTCCAATCATATGTGTTTCTTTCTACTACTCTTTCTGCTGGTTCTGGAGCATCCATAACAGAAGGTTCTATTGCTGTCACTGGTGGGTCTATCTCTGTTGATGCTGGAGATAAAACTGGTGTTATTCCAACATCAAAAGTTAAATCTGGTATATCCATTTGTTACAACACTTCTTCTACCAAAAGGTCTGGAACTAAAACCACTATCATTGTTATGCTGAATTCCATCAGATATTGGTACCTCTTTTACTCTGAGAACCTTCTTCTCAACTTTTTTCATAATGTTACTGTAACTTTTTTGTAACAGTTTGTAGCATTTTTCTTTCTTAATCCATTTCATAAAATTATCCCACGAATTAATGTTATTTATAGATGCCACAGATGCTTGTTTAACATAGCTTGTAAGTGCTTGGCTAAACTGTAATGCTCCCATAAAATCTGTGTAGTCAAGTGTTCCTCTGAATATTCTAAACTCTATTGTAGCTTTTGAATTTGGAAATCTCACAGCTACATATTTATTATGAGACTTATACTGTTTATGTTCTTTTACATCTTTCTCGTTCATGAAATAATCAAACAAAGTAAAGTTTTCAAAAATAGCCCATCTTTGGATATGACTATAATTTCTCTGTGAGAAGTCAAACAGTTCCTGCTTGTTCCGATGAAAGAATAATCTTACTTTGCTCCACTCTTTAGGTTCAAAATATTCCCTGTTTATGTGAAAATGTAATCCACATCTTCCACTATTAAAAGAAGTCGCATATTTTGCAACAAAAGCTAACATATCTTTAAAGTTAATCTTAGTTCTTAAATATTTATAAGTCATAGGCTGAGATACTATTTCAAAGCCATTTTCTACACTACCGTCATGTTTAAGATATAGTATTTTTTCAAGTTTATGCTTTTTAAAATAACCTTTAAGTGCTGTGGCACACTCCGCATAATTCTTACACTCTATTTCAAGTTCAAATCCAATATAATCTTTAGAATCAAACTTTAATTTTCGCTTATAAAATCTAGGCACATAATCATATGGAAACACCAACTGTTGTTGTTGATGTCTTATCCAACAACTACGACAATAATATCTATCAGTTCTGTTATCATAATTCAAGTCCTCTCGATAACCGCTATAACCACACCCACAGCTTATGGCATTATCGTGGTAACAGTCCTCACACATACTTTCATTTCTAGATGATACTCTCCATACAGAACCGATAGGAAGTGAATCTCCACACTGAGAACAGTTAGCTGGCATTTTTATCCTTTCTAGTCTGTTATAGCAAAAGCACTAGCCAATGCTTTGATTGTTTCGTAAGTTAATTTACCTTTTTTAATTTTTCTTCTGCAATTTTTACACAGATTATACATTTCTTGCTCAGCCATTACTGGGTGAACCTTCTTTACACCTCCGCAGTGGTCACAACAATATATCATTGTTCCACCATGTGGTTGTGACTTAAAATCTTCTGATTTCCACAAAGTAGGCATATTGTGATATGATTCTTTATAATCAGAATTAGAATAATAACATCCGTTATCTTCTGTGAAATATCCTAACATAATTAATTCACCTTTATCAATAATAGCCAACTTGCTCCCTGATATATGAGACCTTACTAAATTTTGAAGAACCTCATTTTGAAGATTGTTCTTAATTTCAGGAACAGACAACATCTTTTTGATGAACACCATAGTATCATTAGTATTAAGATTTTTAGGTTCATATTCAGAGAAAACACCATTATGTGCTACTACTCTTGATGTTATCATTTCTGTATGTTTTAATCTATATACTCTATTAGTGATAGGATATGGATGTCTAAATTCTTCTGTAACTATCCCACTTGTTGCCCATCTAAAGTGAACAATAACAGTATCCTTAGGCTCTGTATTGAGCATTAAATAGCTGTAACATTCTTGTGCCGATTCAAAGTCTTTTTTAATAAAAGAGTATACTCCTTTTTTGTGTATTGCTACACCAACTCCGTCTCCGTTTTTACTTTCACAATTCAAAAAATACTGCAAAGGCGGTAACGCAATATTCTTTGGCTTAACTATAATTATACACATTCAAGCACTTCCTTCTTTGTGTTTAATGTTGATACTCTAGATTTTATATACTTAACCAGTATATCATATTTTTTTGGTGTTGTCAAGAGAAATTTTATATAATTTTTGCTTGATATATTATTTACTCTAACTTTTTTAACATATTGACATATGCTTTCTACACATAAAATACTTGCTTTTAACTCATTTAATGACAATGTTGATGAAAAGAATCTAAACTCCACAGTATCTTTATTAGTGAAATTTATAGCACACTGTCTATCATGGGATAAACTTCTAGTGCTTTTATACCATTCTCTTGAATATTCTGGTATTCTTGCCCATGAATCCATATTATAATCACTTCGTCTTGATAGAGTTAATAGTAACTTTTTTGTTACAGTAGAAAACAACGCCAACTTTCTCAACTGTGTAGATGTAAAGAAATTTTTATTTACATGAACATGAAAACCACCATCTTCATATGCTCCACAGCTTTTAAGTTTATCTGTGATATACTCTAAGACCTTGGCTTTTTTCATATATCGTAACGTCATAGGATGTGAGACGATTTCAAAACCATCATCTATGCTACCATCTTCTTTGCAATAGAGTAAATCATTAGTAAAATGATAAGCATCATCCCAATCAATTTCACACTCAAGTTCAAAACCTAGGAACAAAGGCTTTTTTTCGGTTTTGATTTTGTTCATTTTAAATTTAGGCTTGTAACTGCACCCGTGCACCATTGGTTTTCTCCTTTATTTTATTTGTTAAATAAGTTAATATTTCTTTAATTTCGTTTTGCACTACAAACTTTCTCTGTATTATTTCAAGATAGTTACTTGATGTAACTTTAAAATAACACGTTGATTTTAGTCCATCAAGTAATAGATTAATATATTCAGATTTATCATATAAAACATATGCATCATCTGAAAATTTATCCATAGCAATATCTAATATATTAATTATTCTTTCAAGTCTTTTAATTGCTCTTGGTTTCCATCGGGTATACTTTATAATCATATTATCCATCACACTACCACCTTCAAATTCACCTGACAACGACACTTACTGATGGCAATATCTCTTAAGCTAGTAGCTTTGGCTTTCAAAGAATCATATAAGTAGTAAACATTCTCTATCATTTTCAATGACTTTTCAGCATCTTTAATTGCTCTCTCGTTAAATTCTTGTAAGGCTCTTTTGTTATCTTCATATAGTTCTAATACTAGCTTTGTTTTTGTTAATTCTGTTGCTCTACGGACAAAATATACATTTAAATATTCGTCTTGACCTATAATAGGAACACAGTAATCATCTTGACAAAAATGACCAAATGGTATCTTTTGTTCTTTAAGCATAAGAACAGCAGAAGTAGAAGTAAAAGACTCTTTAATAAAATTGTCGTTTAGTTTTTTAACGATTTTATAGATTCTTTTATTCATTTTTATCTTTTCGTTTATCTTACCGATAAAGAGACCTTTGTTCTCAATCTCAAAAACTATTTTGCTCATACATTCTCCTTACATTTTTCTAATTGATTAATTTTTTTGTTAGTGTCCATATCAAAATTTATCAAGTCGATAATATTTGTGTAGCTTAGATTTTCTTCTTCTTCTACTTTATCGAATATGTTACTCATTTGACCTTTCTATTATTATACCATGATTATTAAAGTTTGTCAAGTGTTATTTTGCAAATATTTTTTCAATATCAAGTTCCGCAACTTCTCTCTTTCTTTCTAGAACCCACTGAAAACATACTTTAATGTATTGCTTTTTACATGTTGGACACATTATAACTTCAGGATTAAAATTCTTGGTAATCCATCGTTCAAACTGTTCTAAGCCATCTAGTTCAGGCTCTACATTACTTTTATCTCCAAGTCCTTTCTCACCTACTCCGCTCATAGGACCATTAATATCAATGGCACCTATCGCTTTAAAGAACATCTTTACTCTCTTTGTTCTCTTAATATCATTTGAAACAAACTCTTTAAGAGGGATACCACATACATCACACGTTCTAAATACTCCCATTTATTTCCTTTCTGTTTATAGTTTATACAACACTTTTTTATCACATTTACATGCATCATCTGAAAATGTTTTATTACCGTTTTCAACATGCACATTAAACAACGTATCACATTCTACACATTGTGCCAACCATGTCTCATTTTTGTTACACTTACAATCAACTCCACAATTATCACTACACATATCTTATATCCTTTCTGTTATTATCCTTTAATAACACACATAGGTTTCAAAGTAGCGACTATCTCTACTAGGTCTCCCTGTTCTTTCATAACACTGTCTATATCTTTATACGCACCAGAGGCTTCATCAAGGTCTTTTTTGTTTCTGATACCGTGAATAATACCCTGTTCATCTAACCTCTTTTTTTCAGTTTCCAAATCTAAACTGTTCTGTGCTTTTGTTCTACTCATTTTTCTACCTGCACCATGAGAACATGACATAAAAGAAGAAACATTACCTTTACCTTTCACTATATAAGAGCAAGTTCCTTGTGAGCCAGGAATGATACCTAACTCTCCTTCTTTAGCAGAGGTGGCTCCTTTTCTATGCACCATTACGTTATGACCTAGATGATTTTCCATTCTAGCATAATTATGTGCTATATTAATCATATAGTCATGTTCAAAATCACCTGTAACATTTTTGATACAATCTAAAACTTTACACATCATTAGTTTTCTGTTAGCCAAAGCAAACTCAACACAATAATTCATTTCTACTAAATAAGATTTTGCCTCAGGTGTTCCAATAGGTAAATAAGCTAACTCCCAGCTTTTAGGAACAGGTGAAAACCATTTTTCATTCAGACTAATAGCAATGTCATTATAATGTTTAGCAACTTTATATCCTAAGTTTCTGCTACCAGAATGTATCATAATCCACACTATATCATCTTCATCTTTCTGTATCTCGATAAAATGATTACCTCCACCTAAAGTTCCTAACTGTTTTAAAGCAGAGCTATACTCTTTCTGAAAAATATATGCATTATCGTTCCAACAAGAATCAGGTAAAACAGGCATTAAATTTGAATCCTGTATCTTACTCTGATGATTAAAACCAACAGGAACACAAGACCTTACTCCACCTTTATATTCTTTACTACCACCTAAAATCTTATTAAAAGTTTCTTTGTCCAACTGCCCTGCTTTGATATTAGTTTTCACCGCACACATACCACAACCTATATCCACTCCAACTGCGTTAGGTATAACTACTCCTTTAGTAGCTAACACTCCACCAATAGGCATACCATACCCCTGATGGCAGTCTGGCATAACTGCTATATGACCAAAAGCAAAAGGGAGAAGTGATAAGTTTTCTAACTGTTTTAAAGCACCTTCTTCTATATCACTACACCAACTTAATATTTTTTTACCGTCTTTAATCTGTAACTCTTTCATTATATCCTTTCCATTACATTGATAATATTGTATTACATGTATCACATAAGTAATATGTGGACACATCATCTTCAAACTTTAATAAACTATCTTTGTTTATAAATTTCCCACATTGGGCACAACTATTAAAATCTGACTTACCTTTTTTAAGCTGACCATAACACTCAGAACATACTCTATGAAAGATGCCATCAATTTCACACAGATATAAAGTATTGTAAAACTCACAGTGGTCACAATATCCTATATTGTAAACATCTTTTTGTATTGTTTTATCATACGGTTTTCCTGCTGTATCAACTGTATGCCGTTTTGCTCTATTATTTTTACTGCAAGTGCCCCAATCACGGTCATAACCATATGAGTATCTGCCCCACAAATGAGAAGTGTTAGAATAATATAGGCCGTCTATTGTCTCATATTTTCCTATTCTTGTGATGCCTGTTTTATCAAGTATCGCAAGTTTATCTCCTCTAATCTGTTTTTTGATTTTATCAATTACTTTTTCACTCTCTAGATTTTTTCTGATATTTTTTCTTGAAAGAAAATCTAAAATGAACCACTGTGTATCGGAGAATTTTCCACCTCTACTGTAACTAGATAATATACCATTATGAGCAACTGCCATTTCTGTTGATAACTGTGTCTCTCTCAATAGTATTCCGTTATTAACAACAGGAAACGGGTGAGTATTACCGCCATCACGTAGACCGCTTGTAGCTAGTCTAAAGTGAATAATCACATCAAAGTCCTCGTTAAGACCTTTGTTCTCAAGATATTCTTTTAAGTCTATTAGATTCATAAAGCCTTTCATAATGTGAACCATATCACTATCTTTATGTTTATAACAAATGCCTGCACCGTGTGGATTACTACTCCACGCATCTGATATTGTATTGATGGTAGGCATCTTGCTACCAACATTTTTAACAATGATTAAACACATACTGTTTCCCTTTCTTGTTCCGTTGTTATTAAATTTTTAGCAATCACGTAGTCAACAAATTTTCTATATTGATTTTTAGATTTACAAAAGTTTATAAATCTGTCAATACTTTTTCTATACGTTAGTGTGGCAAAACTCACATGCTTTACAAAACTAGCAATAGCATTGACAAATTGTAATGTAGCAATAAATCTATCATAGTTTAATGTGCCTCTAAATAATCTCATTTCAATAGTGTCTTTATCACCAGCAAAACTTAAAGCTATATATCTATCTGAAGGATTCCTAAATTCATTGTGACATCTATATGCTTTATATTCTTCTTTATTAAACTCTGTAATTCTTGCCCACTGACTTAACTGCTCTTGTGTTCTCTGAGAAAACTTTAATAACCAACTACTGTTATAATTAAAGAACAACTGCATTTTTCTTATATCTTCATTACAAAAATACTTTCTGCTCATGTGAACATGTATACCACATCTTCCACCTTTATATGAGGTTGCTTTTCTGTTTATATGTTTTAGTAAACTCTTGATATTGACATTCTTATGTATATAAGCATATGTAACTGGCATTGATACAATCTCAAAACCGTTGCTTATACTATCATCATACTTGAAATAGAACAACTTGTCAAGTTTATTTTCCAATAAATATTCTTGTATATACACTGATAATTGTTCTTCATTCACCATACAACGTGCTTGAATCTCCAACTCTATTCCCATATAGAGAGGTTCATATTCCCAGTCCATCTTATGAAATTTAAATACAGACACATAGCCACAAGATTTTATTAGTCTGTGATTGGCCTCCCAACATCGAGGACATATATTCTGTCCGTCTATTAATCTCATATCACCAGCTCCATAATCACCACCACAATCAGAGCATTGTAAAAATACTTGCTTAAAACACTTTTTACAATAATAAGAAGGAAACATTCTCCCACTAGGAACAAGCATATCCTCTATTAGATGTGCCACTCCGCAACTAGAACAAGACTTAAATAATATATTGTAACACTTAAAACAATACATTTCATCATCAACCTTTCTCACTTGACTTTCTGGATAATCAACACCACAATGAGGACATTTTTTTGATATTACTATATCATTTATGTTTACACTTGTAATTGCTGTGCCATCTGATATTATTGTTCCTCTCAATGCATTTCCTTTCTGTTTAATACCTCGTTCTCCAATTAATAATGCTTTATCATTAATCATTAAAACCACTGAAGGTAATACAGTGTCTATAATTCCAACTGCCATTACTTGTCCTATATCTCCGCGTGATGGGACATAAGAATATTGCCATGAAGTATAAAACTGCATTTCATTATGTGTTGAGTATGTGTTACCAGGATTAATAACTTCAACAACATCATCTATTTTAAATTCACTCAATTTACTATTCCTCTCTGTTTATAGTGTTACATAATTGTTACAATGATATAATCCCTGTGTCTCACCTTCTGCTGTTATTATAACATTGATTTTTTTGATTGTAAAGCCTTTTCTTTCTAATATCTCCAAATCTTTATCAGTGAACCAGTTATGTAACTGCTCAAGTGATAGGAAGCAACACTTTTCATTAGGTTTTGGGTCTCTACCTATCTTTATATCATCTTTAGGTAACGGATGTTTAGCATTTATTTTGTCTGCTATTTTTGTATAAGGAAAATGATGGGTCCGATATAATCTACCCTCATGATTTTCTATCCTATACACTGTCTTACGCATTTTATTCATATTTTATTATACCATCTTTCTGTTAGCGTGTCAAGATTTATTTTATACTTTTCCTTTTAATATATAATATTCTTCACAATCACCTGTGCCTCTTTCTCTAAGAATTAAATGTTCTTTATATTCATATCCAATAAAGCACTCGCCAATAAAAATTTCTTTCACCACTTCACGCTTTATCAAATGTTTTAATGCTCTACCGTGTGGAGCATACCAAGTAATCTTTTACGTGTTTTACTGCATCAGTAAATTTTTGTGACTCTGTTTTCATGTTTTCCTTTCATTATATTTTTTCACATAGTTTTTATTGCGTATGCCTTTATTAAATGAACCTATACCTAGATTATATACTTGTATTATATTAGCAACATTCACCTCATGTCCAAAGTGTTTTAATAGCTGAGGTATACGTTTTTCTAAAAACCATAATGCAATCATTTCATTGATAATCGGGTCAAATAATTGCTCTTTCTTAATGTGTGTATGATTATAATTATTATACTCTAGTAACGCAATCTCTGACACTTGGTATATACCTCTACCGTGCTTTGCTCCTGCACATGATATGGCATTAGTGTCTCCATCACTCTCAATACTACTAAGCGCCTGTAGGCTAATAGCATCACATTCTCCCGTTGCACATATTAAAAGAAATATTATAGTAGCTAGTAGAATTTTTGTTATACTATCTCCTTCCATAGTATCCTTTCTGTTATTCATCACACCAAATAAATAATGCCTGTGGGTCATATTCTTCTCTTTTTAAATCTCTACTCAGTGTAGTGCCTGTTGATTCAATTTTATCAGCCCATAAATAATGTTCTGATTTTCTGAAATAATGACTATTACCAAATGAGATTACCAAATTATCATCATACTTGTTTAATTCTTCTTTTAATTCTTTTACATTCATAAGTTCCTTTCTGTCACTGTTATAATTATACCATGTTTTTATTAACGTGTCAACAATTATTTTTTTAAAACTGTCTCAAATTTGTTACACTAAAAAATCATCTTGAGCCTTGGAGGTTAGCTATATGGGAATCATTGCCCTTCTCTCTCTAACTTTCTAAAATCTTTTATTAACTTTTTTAAATACTTTGTAAATGTAACCTAATTATTACAGGTGTCGCATTTAGGTTACAAAGTGTAACATTTTTGTTACAGGTGTCGCATTTTTGTTACAGGTGTTAACTTTTTGACGCCTGTTGATAACTTTTTGTCAAAAAATCGACGCCTATCTATACCTCTACCAATACTCCTTACCGTTATGTAATAGTAAATAGACTATACATCAAATATGCCCATTTTACGGGCAGAAATACGGATTTCCCGGCACTTCTGCCGTTTCTGAAGGCTTTGTATCACATTGTCAAAAATCAATTTTAAGTGTTCAAATTGCTCTCCTAAGCTATTTTTTGTTTATTGTAAGTAAATACTATGTAATTTTACTTTATATTGTTATACGGGCGTTTTGACCGTTTAATTATTCAAATAAATGTATAGTGTAAAAAATTATTACATCAAAAAAATTGTAATAGAAAAAATTTCTCCGTGAAAATTTATAAGTATAAAAAATAAATAATAGCGGCGTAACACACATAAAAAATTTACATGTGTTACGCAATAAAATTTTTGTTACATTGTTAAGGTCCCATCTTGGTAACTTTTTTTACACTGCTTACATACATGAAGCGAGGCTTCATAGGCTTCCAACGTTGTAACTTGTTTCCACTTTCCGCATAAGTCACATTCTGAAAACTGCTGGTCATCCTCTTTAATTTCATTTTCTAAATTATCCAAAAGTAATGCATCATCCATTGTTACCCATTTATCATTACATTTTGGCGTGGGTCTATAGCCTTCATTAGAGAAAACTAGTCCCGTTGTTTTTTGTGTGACCCATTCACCTAATAGAATTAATTTTCCGTTGTTAGAAATTGCAAGTCGGTCACCTTGTAACACTTCTTTAATAAAATACTGAATCACTGGATCATGTAAATTATTTTTAACGATTTTATTAGCCAAGACCGTTGTCGTAAAATTTATTGTATCCGACATTTGATTTTGAAAATCGTATTCACTTAATACGCCATTATGCATTACTGCTTTTTTACAATCTCCTCTCATGCGTAAAACACTTTGTGGGTCGGTAGTAATAACAAACGGATGCCTCTGTGTTCTGTTTACTATCCCACTAGTTGCGTAACGGAAATGTATGCATAATGTATCCGATTGCATTATGTTTTTATTGATAAAATTAATCATGTGTTTTAAATTTTGAAAATCTTTTTTAATGTGTGTTAATTTTTCTCCTTCTCTCACCCACATAATGCCCATGCCGTCGTTGTTTTGTTTTTCACATCTTTTCAGCATTGTTTTACTTGGTAACTTTATTCCTGATTTTTTAACTATGATTATACACATTGTAGTTCCTTTCTTTTCGTCGTTTCTTTATTTATGAAGTTATACCCAATAGCATAATTATTTTTCATGTATTTTACATAACCACTCCAGCAAAAATCATAAATATGCGTAGACTGTATGTAATTAATTATCCCACAAAGTATTTCAAAATTTTCTATTGCCGAGGTTGCATCAACTGTGCCGTTAAAAAGTCGGCATTCTATTGTGGCTCTGTTTGTAAAATTAAATAAATTACTACGGTCATACCCCATTGTCTCATGTATTGTATTTTGTAGAAAATTTTTCATAGTAAAATCGTACCTTTTTGCGTAATCACAATGTGATGTGTTACGTTTTGAAATTGCCATCAACTGTGAACCAAATTTACTACCGAAATACGCTAATTTCTTTTCCTGACATTCGTTTAAAATTCCGCGTGTAAAGTGTATGTGATTTCCGGTATTGTAGTCTGCCTGTGCATTATAATCGCATAATGTATCCATAACAAAATTTATTATGCCCGTTTCTTCTATGTATTTTTTTGTCATTGGATGCGTAACAATTTCAAATCCTTTACCCACGGAACAATCGTGTTTAAAATACAATTCGTCTTTTTGTTTTAGTGTATCTATACAATCTCCATTTTCAACTTGTATTTCATACTCAAAGCCAAAATGCATTTCGGTTTTTTCTTTTGCTACTTTATGCAGAATAGCAACCGGCTTGTAACTATACGAATTAATTTCCGCGTGATAGATTTCTTCATCATCATCATAATTACAAGATCCGCAATAATAGCATCCATCATTATCATTCCAATTCATTTCGTTTCGCTCAAAAACTTCTCCACAGCGGTCACATGATGAAAAGTAATTTTCATAACAGTCCACACATAAACAATCTCCATTATAAGCGTAGTAACTATCACGTTGTGGAAATATATCATCACAGCGGTCACAAGTTCTGTGATTTTCTTCAAAGCATGTTTCACAAAAAAATCTGAAGTTATAACTTTGTGAATTAGCTTTTTCTATTTCTTCTCCGCACGTATGACATAATGTAAACAACTGTTGATGACATAGTTCACAATAGTCCTGACCTTCAAAGTCAAATAGTTTATCAGCTTCCAATAATTCAGAACAGTGTTTGCATTTACTTAATTCCATTATCATACTCCTTTTTTTGCATGATGATTGTTAAATAATACTGCATACTTTTTTAAATACTCCGTGACTGTGTGCTTTTTTGTTATTACATACCATCGAATTAATTTACATTGTTTTGCTGTGTAACTGTCACCACTGAAAATTTTTCTCATAACACTTCCGCTTTTACATACGCATAAAGAATTACCAATGCTAAAATTGACAAAGTTATCATGTGTGTTCCTTTCGTTTACTGTGTTAGTAATTGTGTTAGTGTTTAACATTATTTCTCCCGCTGTTATGATGTTTAACTATGTGGATAGAATACCACGATTCTCTCACAATGTCAACGCATCAATGAAAGTATTATAGGCCGATACTGTATATCGACCGTATTATGCTGTTATTTACTGCTATTTTTGTATCACTTTGACACACTTTTACCCTGTTGATAACCTGTAGATAAGTGGAAATAAACTGTGTTATTTTGCTACAGCATTGTCAATAACTTTGTTTATAATTATAGACTGATGTTTTTAATAGACATAGGGCAGAGATAAGGCAGGTGTAACACGAATGTTACAGGTAAAGAAATAGTGTAACCAAAATGAGACACTCATATTATCTTGAAAAGACGCTTTATTTTTTTACTGTCTGTATAGACTATTAGAGCCATTTTACTACCTATAAAGGACTTATACCAATAGTGGTGACGGATGGGGTCTTTTTTCGCAGAATACTATCGGGCCCTATTATATATACGACTACAGGTATTTTACGGATGAACAACAATAGGATACCTCACAGGTATCATTAAGAATATCAGCCTGACATACCCTGAAATCAGCCAGCCAGCTAAAAAAGGGCTGTTTACCCGTCCTCAGCGGCCTAAAAGCGATTTAAAACACTGGACCCTATACAAGGTGACACTAGCATCGAGAAAGTTGCTTAGGCAACGCCTGAGCCCGTAGGAACCGGGTTTAATGACCATGTGATGATTGCTTTAAACAGCAATTTAACAGTATTTTAACAATATAATAATATAAAATAAGCCTGAATAAACATAAATAACTGCCAATAGACAGTTTACAACAGTAAATGGCTAATCGCATCAGCGAAGACATATTGACCCCCAAATCGGCTGACATATTAACTGTAACTGTTTCCTGTTGGCTACATAATTTTGGCAATAAGTATGGCTGGCTTTTTTTGATAAGAAAAAAGGAGGAAGAAAGGAAAGGAAGGCGAGTGGTTTTTGGAACGAGCCTTACTGTTAACGCCAGTTAACAGTTATTAATCTTAAATACTTTAAACTTATTAGCGCGTGCGTGCGTGGAGCGTGCCAGCGTGCGTGTGCGCGCGATACTATATATATAGGTATAGTATATTAGTAATATGTAGTTATTTTAATATAAATAATAATATTACTTGATTTTTAGTCATTTTATTTGTTATATATAATAGAGGGAAAGATATGAACAATTATCATATATCCCGGTAATTATACTTAAACCATTACAGTAGACTATTTTATGAGAAAACCAAGAGAACAACAGATTAAAGCCATGATGGCTCGATACAAGGTATTGAAGACCACGAGAGATAGGCCTAAAGAAGAATTACAGGCTATGGCGGAAAAAAAAGTAGACGAGCAGGAAGCTAAAAGAAAAGAGGAGCTTGCTTTTAAGTCTCTGTTTTCTAATACTGGTGATAAGCAATATGCGATAGATTTGCATAAGAAATACCTAGAAGACTATTCACCACAAACAATTAGCGAAAAGAGCACATTAGTATCTTTGATATTTTATGAGGTATGGCAGAAGAAGTTACAGGAGAACATTAGCAGACTAATGGATGAACCTAAGAAAGCTGGTAACTTACGGATCCCTAGAGACTTATATGATATGATTGATAAGAACACTCAGAGAATTTCTACACTCAAGAATGAGTTAGGGCTTCTGAGTAAAGATACTAAATCTGACTTTGTTCAGTATGTTGAATTACTGAAGAAGAAAGCTAAAGTGTGGCAGAAAGAAAATTCAGCTCAACGCACAAGAATTTGTCCACATTGTAAAAAGCTCATAAACTTTGTTGTTAAGATGGATCAATATGAGGCTCTTCCTCACACGTTCTATAAAGGACGTTGGCTTCATAATGAGAAATTGATTAGGCTTTATTTAGATGGTAAAATTACAGACGAAGATGTTGCTGAAATTTTAGGCACTTCTAAAAAATATACTCAATGGCTTATTAAAAAGTTTTATAAAAAAGAGAGTATGGAAAACGAAAACAAAGCTATAGAGGATTAATTATGGAAGGTTTAACCAACTTAATAAGTTCTTTTTCAGACGCTATTGCTCCAGTAATAAACTTTGTTATATGGATTTTTCCACTTAAATTTTATAGAATACATGATGGTGAAAACGGACTAATATTGACATTTGGTAAAGTGAGAAGAAAAAAAAATACAAGAAAATCTGGAATGTGTTTTGTTTCTATGTTTGAGGAAGTAATGGTTGAACAAGTTATAGGCAGATACCTAGACTTGTCTGAGCAAGTTCTTATGATTAAATGTGAATCTGTAGTTGTCGTAAACGGATGTGTAGAGTTTTCTATATTTGATTTAAAAAAGGCATTACTTGAAATTGAAGATATTGAGAAGATAGTAGAATCTGTGTGTATGAATCAAGTGAGAGAATATTCTCGCAACAAATCACTTACTGAACTTCTAGACAATGAAAAAATCCTAAACGACTTAAAAACTAAGATAAACAGATTATTAAAAAAATACGGCACAAAAATAGATAACTTTATGCTTACAGATTTAAGACCTCATGAAGTGTCAATGGCGTGTAAATCTATTAGTAACAATACAGACAAAATAGTGAAGTGTATAAATGAACGAACAACGACCTGCAAATAAAAGAGAACTAGAACGATTAGCACGATATTATGGTGTTAGACGAATTGATAGTTCTGAGAATAAAGAAAATTATGTTAACAAAAATATCCCCAGAAGAACTAATTCTATACGAAACTCTCGTTGACCCTAGGGGTTTTAACGAAGTCATGTTCTCAGATATAGATAATTTAATTAAATTAGAAGAAGATGAATTTATTGATATAAGAGCATATCAAGAAGCCATGCTTTCTTATGAATACACCATAGCACCTGACCCAGAACTAACAGACAAACAAAATTTCAGATTGTTAGAAAACGCTGGCAGTCTTTACGCTGTTGGTGCCAGAAGATATGGTAAAACAGCTATTACATTAGTTCTTGATATGTTACAATCAATGATTCTTTTAGGTGGTTGGGAAACAATTTTTGCGGCCTTCGATGCAGTTCATGTAAGGTCAGTTTTATCAAAGATTACTCCAGTTTTAGACAATCATCCAATTTATAGTCATTATAAAAAGACCGTAACCAAAAGTCCTCAATGGTTGATAATTCTCAACAACGGATTTAGATTAGACGGTATTAACATGAATGTCAACTCTACGAAGTGTGGAGACAATTTAGTTGGCTTTCACGTTAAGAAATTTTGGATTGATGAAGGTAGTAGAGAAAACTCACTAGCTCATAGCAAAAGAGCAGAGTCAGAATCAGAGCTTGGTGCTATTGAACGAGTTGGTTCTATGACAGACTTTACTAAAAACAGTCCTATTGGTAAAATTTTCTACGACCCTGATAGTTTCGAATTGATATGTAACTATCCTCAGTATATCAACCCTACCTTTGATGAAGAAGCAGAAAGAAAGTCAGAAAAGAAATATGGTGGTAAACATTCAAACAATTTTAAAATATTTGTTGAGGGTGAAATTGTAGAATCAGGTGTTAGTGTTTTTGATTGGGAACGAGTTAAACGATGCTTTGTAGAAAAAGAACTCAGAACATTTGAAATAGATAAAAAACTATTTAAATATTTTGAATCCCTTCTCGCTATAGACCGTCCTAAGACAGCAGACAAAGTTTATATATCAGCAGACATCGGTGAAACAGCACCTACAGAAATTTGTATATTTTTTGAGAAATTTAAAGATAACAAATTAATTTACGAATACAAATACAATATTTCGCTTTTTAATTTAATTCACTCAGAGCAAGCAAAAGTTTTGCATTATATTGCTAAAACGCTTAGTGCAAATTTTATTGCTATTGATTGTGGAGATGGAACAGGCAGAGCAGTATTTAGAGAACTTGCTGAATTAATACCTGTTGAAAATTTATTTGAATATGATGGAAACAAAAAAGTCCCCGTTGGTTTTGAAAAAGACGAAGACGGAACTATAATATTTGATAAAGATGGTGAACCACTTATTAGCTCAGAACACATGAGACAATGGGGTGTTCAAAACTTAAAAAATATTTTCTATGATGAAAGACTTTCGGTCCCACTTGATAACAATTCTAAATTTCATGAACAGTTTAATAATGTTGTTTGTGCTAAATCAGGCACAAGAGAAATATACGAAGTAGTAGCAGAGGAAGACCATTTGTTTGATTCTTTTTTGGTTTTTTCTTGTTGTCAATGGATGAACGAATTTACAAGTAATCAACCAGTAAAAGAAGAAACATTTTATTCCGGAGGAGCATAAAACATGAATACAATTAACGAAAATTTTGTGGCATATGCACTGAACTTACTTACTTCATACTCTGAAGAAGCTATTTCTGTGCCGAAAGTTTTTAAATCCCAAGTTGCCGCAATTAAACAAGTTCTTATATCGGATCCTTCCGGTTTAGTAAATTCTATTCTTGATTTTGCTATTTCAGCATCAGGGGTAGATTTTTCGATTCAAACATCAAATGATACATTTACTAAATTATTGAACGATTGGCTTAGCTCAGTTAATGAAGTTTTGATTGGTGAGATACCAATAGGTATCAATGCTCTAGCAAAAGAATATTTTCGTGAACGATGGAAAAATTCTTCTTTTTGTGTTTTAAAAACAGAGTGGACAAAAGTTGATGGATGGATGTTACCAACTAAGATGTATTTCTTAGATGGAGGGAGTATTTCCTCAGATGATAAATCAAAAACAAGAACAATTGGAAAAACAAAATACAGATTACTTGTTGACCCAAACGCCTCTTTGGAGAAAAACAAATATGAGGTCTTACAAAATACTGAAAAGACTATGTATTTTAAGCAAATGCCATTTAGCGCATGGGGCACTAAGTTTCCTCACCCTTTCTTAATTCAGAGAGGTGTTTATAGAAGCATGAAGTTTATTGACCTGATTGCATCTAAGGGCGAAACTATAATCAAGAAAGCTCTTGAATATTTATTACTTATTAAAAAAGGTTCTGAATCGCTTGTTAAGTCTAATAAAGGTGTTTATACTAAAGAAAAATATCAAGCTATATCAGATGAATTTAAAAAACTGATTAAAGAGAAAAAAACGTCTGGTGATGTTACATCATACACCACGGGCTTTGATACAGAGATAGAACATTTAATACCTAAATATGAAGACGCAATTAAGCATCAGCTTTTTATTGCATCAGAAAAACGTATTCTTGCAGGACTTGGTATGATTGAAATTTATAATACAAGTTCTAGAGCGGAAGTTATTTTAAATCCTAAACCATTTATTACAGAAGTAGAAAACGGCGTAAAAGATTTTAAAGCTCTTTTGTTTGACATTCTTCGTATGATTGTCATAAAGAATAAATCATCTAAACGTAAAACAGCTAATGTTAAAATTAAAAAAGTTATTTCTTCACCTATTAGACAGTTTGTAGATAATGATGTTAAAACTATGTTACGTAGTGTATATGACCGCGGTGGATTATCACGTCAGACATTTATAGAAACTGTTGCAGATGTTGACTACAATGTTGAACTTGAACGTAGAAAACGTGAAAAAAGCACTGGTGAGGAAGATATTTTATATCCTCCTGTTATAACTAACATGGAACAGTATGCTGATGATAATCAAGAAACACCACTTAAAAAGGAAGATGTTCCAGAGGACAAAAAATCAATAGAAAAGAAAAACTTTGAGAAGTCTTCTATTACATTAGAACAGCTCTCAGATATTCCTTTTAAAAATATTACTGAACTACCTAGTGTAGTAACTAGTTCATTACCTAAAGTTGCTCAGAAAGTTTGGATGGATATTTTTAACAAAGCATATGAATCTGGATATGATGAAGCTATTGCAGTTCAGACAGCTTGGGCAGGCATTAAGAAAACATATAAGTCACCTAAAAAAGGTGGTAAAGTTTGGACCAAAAAAAGCAAAACAGATAAAGAACTTTCCTCTTTTGAAGATGAAGTCGAAATAAAGAAACTTGAAGTTTTAGGTAAAAAAGATAAATTATTAGACAAGTTACTTAATGAGGAAAATTTATAATGAAAATATTTAAAGACGCAGAACTTAAAGAAGAAGTTCAACTTTTAGACCTTGGCAGAGTAGAAGCAGGAGAAAGCAAGGAATATACATTTTATGTTCTTAATACTACAGATATTGTAGCTGACCGTTCTCCAGTAGACTCTTTAGAATTTTCCACAGACAATAAAGAAATAGAGTTTACTTCTTTTCCGGAAGAGTTATTAGAAGACGAAAGTGCTAAAATAGTTTTAACTTGGAAACCATCTATTGACCTTAAAGCAGGGTTGAAAACATTTTTAAAAATAAAAGGTAAAAGAGTTTATGAGTAAGTTCGTTGATGAAGGTGAAAATAGAATAGCTAATATTATACTTGGTGCTACACCAGTTGATAGCACACTATATCTAGGTTTATATAAAAATACAAGCGAACCAAGTGAAGATGCTGTGCTTACTGATTTAGTTGAGCAAAGCGGAGAAGGTTATACAAGAATAGCTTTATCAAGAGGTTCTTGGTCTATTGTTGCAGATACATCTTCTTATGCTGAACAAACCTTTACTAATGTTGGAGATAACTGGGGAACAATATACGGTTACTTTATATCTACTACAGCAGACAACACAGGTAAGCTGTTATGTGTAGAAGATTTCAGTGACGGACCTTATAGCGTCGCTAACGGTGACAGTATTAAAATAACCCCTAGTATAGTTGTATCCTAAAAGAAAGAGTATAATGAAAAAATTCATTTTAGCTTTAATGATATTTATAATGTCAGCAGGTATTGTTTCCGCAAACGAGTGGACAGAAGACCCTGACAATCTTAGTTATACTGAGAACACTTATACAAGCGAGCTAGAACTTTTTATTGCCGCATATCGTTCACCAAGATATGATTTAACACTCAACCATAACATGGTGATAATTGATGAAGCACTAGCAGATAATATTACTGTTCAAAATATGCTTGCTTATGGTTATATAGACGATGGTAATACAGGTTGGAATAATTCTTATGGTTTTATTACAGCGAATGACCTATCCCCTACTGGAACGCTTGAAGCTGAAATTAACCATGATAATTTACTTGATTATGAATCAACCGAGCATTTAGATTGGACTGTTGACCAAGGTACAACAAATATTCATTCTGGAAACTACACAGACACAAATACTCAACTAAATGAATCTGCTGTTGAAGCATTTATTGATGGTGATGAAACAGTGTTTGACGCTTGGGATAAAAACGCTTCAAATGATTTTGACGGAGCTTACTCTAGTCTTTCAGGAAAACCAACATTATTCACAGATGATGATTTAACACCTACTGGAGCAATAGCAAACAGTAGTAGTAATCTTGTAGACTCAGATGCGATATATGATGCGCTGGCATTATATGTGCTTACGAGCGCGACGGCCGCTTGGGACAAGAACGCCTCAGACGACTTTGGAGGCGCGTGGGGCGATTTAAGCGGCATTCCTGCGGGCTTTGCGGATGGTACCGATGACGCGGGCGTTTCAGATCATGGGGCTTTGACAGGATTGGCCGACGATGATCACACGCAATACGTGCTGCAGGACGGCTCCGAGGCAAACGATTTCACAGGGGACGTTGATATGCAAGGTGATCTCTCCGTTGGTTCGACCTTGTTTGTAGATGAGAGTACGGGTAGAGTTGGGATTGGGACTACTAGTCCGACAGCACAATTACACGTTGCGACACCAGCTATTGATTACTACGACGACCTTCTTTTGGCTCAAGATTTCACAGGGAACGATATTGTTAAAATATCGAGGGGAAGCGATGGTTTATATGATGTGCATCTATTGGGACAGATAAGTGGTGGCACAGGGATAAGGCTTACGGGAACAAATTCGGCGAATATGACATTGGATTGTAACTACAATTTGTATGATGGCATGATCGCACGGCTAGGGTTATCAACTAAATACGGCACGATGTATTTGCAAAATAACGACGACAATGATTTGGCCTTATGTATGAATGGAGCTAACGTCGGCATAGGTGACTCAACGCCGGATGCAACCCTCGATGTTGTTGGTGATGTGATTATCACAGGCGACCTTTCCGTTGCTGACGAGTTCTTTTTCTATGATAATGGGGATTCTGTTATTGAAGGTGGCAGCGACATTATTGTTGACCCACGAAGTGGTGAGTTTCAGATCGCTAATCCAGGAATAGGTAATACGTCTGTATTGAGGTTTAACAAGACAAGTGACGCTGCTGGAATAAGAGTGACTGAATATGAGTATGACAAAACAGAGTATGAGTTTTTCATGCGTGATAATCCAGACGGAACGAATGATTATTTTCAATGGTATATAGAGGATTATCAAGGAACACATGGAGATTGGAAGCCACTTATATTTGCAGGATTAGATACAACATTTCAAGCAAACACTTTCACTATCAACGGCAAGACAGAAATAAACGCAGATAGTTTCTATTCAGCTAATGGTGTTGCTGACACGATGAACGAAGACAAGACAGGCACAACGTCTATGTCTATTGACTTGGCAGGTTATACGAGAAGCAATGCTCAGGTATACTTTGTTGAGATTGACGGCAATGGAACGCCTGACACATATCAATATTATAGAGGTTCAACATTTTACGGAGTTCTCGAAGCTACAGATGTTCCAATCACAGGTTCACCTCAACTCTTAGGTGATGGCATATATGTAACTTTCGATTCAACAACAAACGCTGACTTGAGTGATAGTTTTTCCTTTCGCGCATGGAAAGGTGGCCACATCAATCTCGGTCAGGGTTCCCTCTACGTTGATACGGTTGAGAACAATATCGGCGTGGGGACTGAAACACCATTAGCACAATTTCACATAGATCACCCCGATAGTGCGGAGAATATTGTGACGATCGAGAATGTGACAAATAGTGATGTATTTGTAATTTCAGAAGCAGG